TATTATGGTTCTTGTCCTGAGTTAAAGGAAGATATAAAAAGATACGGCAAAGAGTTCTTCAGTAGAGTAATACTAAGTCTTCATGAGAAGAAGGGAGACTGTAACTTTGAGGAGACCAAGCAGTTGTTTCTAAATAATGTGCTATCAGAGGCACTTGACAACGGAGCACCGGCATACTACAATAACAACATTCTCGGAAAGTATTTTCAGAAAGATTATGGAAATTTTGGAAAAGACTCTACAGGTGACTCATGACTGGGCAGTTGACAGAATGCACATTCTGTGTGACATGAAGAAGGATGATGTGCTAAAATCTGTAGAAGATGCTCATGCGATTCAGTCAGAGTTTGCCGAATGGTTAGACCCTAATCTTGAGGATCATGAAATTTACTCACTCGAATATCTTGGAGACAATGTTTAAATCACTTTTTGGAATTGGACTTCTTGCAAGTGTAGTTGCAATCCCTTCCCCAGAACCTGATCAAATCAAAGTGACACAGGAACCAGAACCTGTAGAAGAAATTCTTATAGAGGAAGAGACTTGGAAGTGTCCTAGTTGTACTCCTAATGAGCAATTTGTTTTAGCAGCATTACAAGAGCACACAAAGATCTCTGATCGTAATGCACTTGCAACAATCATGGGAAACATTCAACAGGAATCTAAGTTCATTGCTAACATTTGTGAGGGTGGTGCTCGTGTTACTTATGAGAACTGTTTGAGAGGTGGTTATGGATTGATTCAGTGGACTTCTATCAATCGTTATAGAGGACTTGGAAACTTTGCAGTGAAGTATGATTGCAATCCAAGTGAATTAGATTGCCAAGTTCGTTGGATGATTAATGAACCTATCTTTCAACGTGTTCTTCCACAATTTGAGGGTGGTGGACAAACAGTATCTTATTACATGAGACCTGCATACTACTGGTTAGGATGGGGAATCAAAGGTAATAGAGAACTTTATGCATATGATTACACTAAGAAAATGGTATGGGCATGACTTTAGATTTAATTGACAACTTAGAAGCATCATTATTTGAATGTGGTCCTGGATACTTCACTCAAGGATATGGTTCTTTTGTAGGGGTTCTTGCTCCGAAGTATTTGGAAGATGATTCTTGGTTTGGTCCGGCAGTCTTATCTGATCGTCAAATGACTATCAAAGAAGCATATGAACATGCAGTATCTGATGGACAACTATTGTATGAAGATGATACAATAGAACCAAAAAATATTCATGAGGTGATTTATAATATTGCTACTAATAGTGGTAAAACTACAACACAACTGAATCCGATTGGTGTTGGTGGTTGGCAATCTGGGACTGGTTGGGAGCAGTTTAGGTGATTGAAGATTGGCGTTACAGTGAAAATAAGTTAAAACTTCGTGAGTCGGCACTTAAAGTTCTTCTTACTAAATATGGTAGTCAACTAAAAGAATCATTACCCGAATACACTAATCAATCAATGTATGAATGTGCTCATGATTGGGTATCTCAAGGTAATGTAAATACTAATGCTATTATTAAATATTTTAAGGCATATTATACATGAAAAAACTTTTACTATCTCTTCTTGGATGTGCTGCACTAGCAGGAACAGCATATGCAGGAGATGAAAAAATAACTAAAGGATACTATACTAATGATTCTTTGGGTTGCATGATCTTACGGGAATGCACCGATAATGTTCAAAGAATCAAAAGTATCAAAGACATTCAAGATAATTATCCCAACTCTGATTATTCTGCTGTTGCTATTGAGTTTAATGAGATGTTGGACTCCCTTGATAAAATCGGAGTTATGGTTTTTCTAGGAGATCAGAAATATTTTCCTGTAGGTAATCGTGGTGTTTATCATACCGTAAGTAATAACTTCTTTCTGAATGATGCATTCATGGGTAGACAATCTACATTAATGAGTGTGGTTAGACATGAAGGATGGCACGTAGCACAAGATTGTATGGCAGGAACAATTGATAATTCAATGATTGCTATTATTCTTCCTGAAGATAATGTTCCTTTTATTTGGAAAGAAATGGCAGAAAGAACTTATCCAAAAACTGCTGTTCCGTGGGAAGCAGAAGCATCATGGGCAGGTAGAACTGAAGGAATGACTGCTGATGCACTTGCAGCATGTTCTACTGGTAAGATGTGGGAGATTTATGAACCCACTCCATTAACAAGAAAATACTTGGTTGATGAAGGGTATATTACTAAATAGTAATGATCAAAACTATCAGATCAATGCTTCCAAAAAAGAAGAAAGATCATGATGATGATGGATTCCATTGGCATGAAGAAGGAATTTCAAGTTTGGTTAGATTAATTGTATTGATATGGACTGGTGCAATCTTAACTTTAAACTATGTTTCAATTCCAGGAATACCTCAGCAAAAAATTGACCCTACTTTTATTGCCAGTGTTTTTACTGGTACATTAGCAACCTTTGGTGTAACACCATCAAAGTCTAATGGAAATGGTGGGGGAACACAAAAAACAACGGTAACAGTTCCTGTTCCTAAACCAAAAGATGAAGAGGAGAAAAAAACTACATGAAGTTTGAGTCTCAATGGGGTGGTGAAGATACTTGGTATACAAAGTTCAAAAGATGGGCAAATAAAAAAAACCCTATTGTTCGTCATCTTGCATTAGGGTTTATTGAATGGTTGTGGTTGAAATGGATGGAGGGTAAAGTCCGAATGGAAATGGCATCTGTCGATAAGCAGGCAGAAGACATTGTAGAAATGTGGGAAAATGAAGATAAACCAATTATAAAATCAACACCATCTAAAGTAGAAGGACTAGATATTATAAGTATATCTACTACTGATGAAACTGATTCTTCGTCCACTTGATAACGTAAATGATCCTGTGTGGTCAGTGATCTTTATGGTATTTCTTTCTGTTTGCATGGCGGGTTATGCTATCTACTATATATTAGGTGTTGATGAGAGGGAAGAAGAGCACAAGGAACTTTGATAGAGTGATGAGTACTTTATTTGTATTTGGATTTATAACTTTATTGACATATACCCTACATATTACATGGCCTATAACAAAAGGTAAGAACTAAAATGCAAAAAGTAATTAACGGAATCGCATTACTTTCGGGATTAGTATCACTTTCAATAGTTAGTGCAGGAGCATACCTTTATATGAATAAGGATGCTCTCATTGAGGATGCCAGAGTAAAGGCAACAGAAGCAGTTACTGAAGCAATTACAGAGGCACTTCCTGGTATGGTTGAAGGTCTTATGCCAGAGATGCCAGAAGTTCCTGAACTACCAGCACAAACTGGTGGTGTATTGCCTTTCTAAAAAATTTATGAGAAGTGTTAAATAGTAAAGATGTTTTATTATTTAAAAAATGGATAGATCAGTCCCAGCAAAAAAGAAAAGGGATAATCAAGATAAATTTTTCCTGTATGTAATTTTCTTTCATTTTTTTACAGCAGTTTCAAATATCTTTAAAGACTAATGCCACAAATTAATGATGTAAGGATTGAAGAAATATCCGCAACTGGTATTCCACCCATAAGAAGTATTTTTACTGGTCCACCTATATCATTACCAAATTCCCCACCAGTTACTTTAACTATTGGAACACCGATAGTCGATGTTCCTGGATGTGTAGAAGCAAATCTTAATGGTCCGGGATTAGTTAAAGATGATCCAAATGGAAATGTTGTTTTTTGTGATGGTCAAGTTCCTTCTTTCAATCCAATTGAATATGATCCGGAAGAAGATGTAAAATTAACTGGACCACCAGAAGCAATAGCACCAAAGTTAGATCTTGAAGGTGATACTAAAATACCTGAAACTCCTCAGGTTTCTATACCAAAAACACCAGAAATTACTATTCCTTCTTGTGAAATAGATGAGGAATATAATGAGCAATTTAAAAGATGTGAAAAGAAAAATAATGAAGAAACTGTAGAGATAATAGAAGAACCCACATTCGTAGAACAGTATTTACCATCAGCAAACGAAGTTATAACAACAGTTACGATTGCTATGGCAGCAGCAACAGCAGCAGTCTTTGGTAAACCATTAGCAGAGATTTTATTAAAGTTAATCAAACCCCTTGTAAAGAAAGTAGTTCAGAAAGCAAAAGATAAAGTTGGTGTCAAGGAAGTGGTGCTCTCTGTGAGTGAGAGACGACAGTTACAAAGAGAATTGAGGAAGTAGACCACTTCCTAAACTGTCACAGCACTCCTTCACATGGGTGCTTTTTTATTGTATGATGACTTCATACACATCAAATTTATAATTAATTTTATTAAAAGAAATGTTCTCACAGAAAAAAACTAACAATGAAATTGTATCTTGATGATGTAAGAACACCACCAGAAGGTTGGACTCTCGTATCAACTGTAAAGGATATGATGTTCTTAACAGCAACTGAAAATCCTACTCATATCTCTTTAGATCACGACCTTGGAGATACAGATCCAGATTATACTGGATATGACTTTATGAATTGGTTAGAAAAGGCAGTTTTCTCTGGTGAATATACTAAAGACGACTTTCCAATCATTACATTTCACACAGACAATCCAGTAGGTCTTCAAAATATGAGAAGATCTTTGGCAAGTATTAATCGTATGCTACTAATTCTATATCCACATTAACGAGGAATAGAATGACGATGAGGGGCAATAGCATTCTTATTCATGACTGTCACATCGGCACATAACTTTGCCATTTCTGTGCCAGGAGTGAATAAGATCCCTTCCTTCATTAGATTTCCACAAGTCTTAAGTCTTGCCAGTTCAAAATCTAATCTTTTATTGGCAGTCAGTTGTCTCTGTAAAGCAATTTGTGTTGATGCTGCTTCTTTACACTGGTCTTGTAACTTTCGGTCCAGTGGACGACTCCATGTAGCAGAGAAACCTACAGATAAATTATAATTATCTTTCTGTCCAGTTCTGGTTCTCTTTTCAAAAATTATATCTCCTGGATTATCAATCCTTCCATCTCCATCTAAATCACTAACATCATATACTGGATCATTAAAAAATGGTTCGTATGGTTTAGCAGCAGATATAGCACCTGTCACATAGGGTGTAAAGTTGAGAGTGGGACCTTGACACTGTATACCTCCACCGTAGGTGTTTGTAATGTAAGGTCCCTGAAGGACTTGTATAGCTTGGTTTGTAACACTGCCTGAGGAGTTAGCAACAGGATTAGCAGTAGCAGAAACACCACCAACAGTTTCAGCATAAGATGGATTTGCAAATAATAATGTTATTGTGAGAATACTTTTAGATACTTTATTTCTTGTAAGTAGTTTTTGGATCATCATAATTTTGTTGGAATTATTAAATTTATTGACTAAAAATTGAAGTCGTATCAGTTGCACTTTCTATTTCTGTTACTCTTTGTATTATTGTTTGATTACTTAATCCTGGACCCTGATAAGTTTCTGTAAATTGGAATGCCTTTCCTGGGTTTGTTTGTTTCCAATTTTGAGAATCTGTTTGTAATCCAGTCAATGTTGAAGTCACTCCATCAATAGTATTGGTGGTTACTACTTGGGGAAGATTGATTTTCCCATCAGTTGTTTCTACATTAGTTCCAGTTACTGAATACTGATAACCGGTGTTATAGTCCATCGAATTGATGGTTTCTGTAATAGTTTGTTTTGTTTCTGTTCTGCTGGTTAATGAACCTTGACTGAAGTTGGGAACAACAGGAACACTCCAAGAAGGTTGAAGTATTCCATGTACAACACCAAGAATCAATCCTATACTAATTGCTTCTTGTAAACTATTCATAATTATTAATTAAAAATGGTGATTTCACTTACGAATTGTCCAATAGCATTTGTTCCAGGACCACCCGCAGTTAAACTAACTGTTCCAGTGGTATCGATAGAACCAGCAAGAGATCCTGCAGTACCACCTGCCTGAATAGTGTTGCTAGAATAAAGAGTCGGACTATCAAATCTACCATTAGATCCAAGATTATCATTAGTGATTACAGTATCACCAACTAATTGAGATTCTGCGAAACTAAATGCTTGACCATCAGTTGCAATACCATAAGTTCCAGAACGTATAGTTGCAGGTGCAGTTGCAGAAGATCCAGTAAGACCACCAAGATTAGTTACTGAAACATTGCTTCCAGATACTGAATAAGAAGAACCTAGACGTGTTGATGATGTTACAGGACCATCAACGGTTAATTGAACACTCGAAGATAATCTAGATGTAAGTCCACCTGCTGATGCAGAGGATGCACTTATCAAAACCATTCCAAAAGCTAGTAATGCTTTTTTCATTTTTTTTTTCTTTTCTGATTTGTGGGCACTGATTTATTTAGTTTCTTGTAAGTTATAAATAAAAATGAAATCTTTTTTTCATTGAAATGAACGAACAGGAAAATCATCTTTCTCAATTATTGGAGCAGAGATTAAAATTGATAGCAGAACTTGAAGGACTTAGTGAACATTCCACAAGAACCAGAGATTTGATGCTTAAGACTCAAGGTGCTATTGAGTATTTGGAAGCAACTGGTGTCAAACTGCCAGAACCTGAACCAGAAGCAGAAGTGTCTGAGACGGAAGTCGTAGAAGAGGGTTGACGCACAGACCAGAAGGCATTATAATAAACATGTTGAGATTGCTCATAAAAAAGCAGTATCAACCTTTGAGGGAGACACTTTAATAAGTGTTATAAACTCAAAAGAAAACTTAATGGCATTATGTCCTAATTGCCATTGGGAGTATGATCACAATCTGTGATTAGTTTGCCCCGTTAGCTCAGGAGACAGAGCAACTGCCTTCTTAGAACAACCGTTTGGGCTCATAGTTAAGAGGATATAACCTTCGCCTTCTAAGCGAATGTCCCTGGTTCGATTCCAGGTGAGCCTGTTGGTTGTTCTAAGTAACATACGGGTAAGTTGTTACTCTTATAAATAATAAGAGATAACATAACTTGTATGAAAGAACACCATACTAAAAACAAAGGAGATCTTGGAGTTCTAAAAGCACAACTTGATCTATATGAGAAAGGATATCTAATTCTTACTCCTCACACAGAACACTCTCCTTTTGACCTTGTTGCCTATAAAGATAGAAACTTTTTAAGAGTCCAAGTCAAGTATAGAGCATCAAGAAATGGTAAAATAGCAGTCCCTTTTATGACTTGCTGGACAGATAGAAATGGAACTCATACTCAAGATTATGATAAAAATGAAATTGATGTGATGTGTGTCTACTGTCCAGACACAGATAAATGTTACTACATAGATCCAAATGATTGTAGTAAAACATTTGTCCTAAGATTAGTTCCATCCAAAAATAACCAAAAAACTGGTGTAAATTTGGCTGAAGATTATCTTAGTATTCCCGATAAGAGGTTATCCGTTGGTTCGAATCCAACATCTTCCGTTTCTCGGAGTATCATGGGGCGTGATACTTAATAGAGACCACCCCGAAAGTTGGTTATCGTCCGAGAATCTGGCAGTGTAGTTCAGTGGTAGAGCAGCACCTTTACACGGTGAATGTCGGGGGTGCGAATCCTCCACGGGGCGTTGGAAACTTTATGTTTCCTTACTAAACCCACTTGACAAGAATTCAATCTTGTCTTATACTATCTCTTGTCCGTGTGGAGAAGAACTACCTAATCAATTAATTAACTAATCATGAAAAGAGCATCCCGGTTAGACTTGGATTTGAACGATCAAATGACCGAGGTATTTGATGAGATACAAAAAGAAGACGGCATAACTAAAGCCGAAATCGTAAGAAGAGCAGTTGCTTACTATAGGATTTTAAGAGACCAGAAAAGTAACAACAGGAAAGTACTGTTAGTTGACCAAGACGGTAGTAACGCGAAAGAGCTTATTTTGATCTAAAGAGTCGCGCTGCCAACTCAGTCGGGGGTGCGAATCCTCCACGGGGCGTTGACAAGAACTCAATCTTGTCTTATACTGCCTCTTGTGTGAAGGAAGTGCGTCGGGAGAGCAATCTCCCACTCTGCGGAATTAGTTTAGAGGCAAAACTAAAGGTTTCCAACCTTTCGTCACCAGTTCGATTCTGGTATTCCGCTTTCGGGTTATCCAAATACCCGAAAAACAAAATGAGTATAAATACTCTGAAGTTACTGTAAGTAACGATTTACAACAGAACCAGTCGAGGTTCTTAACATCTGCGGGTAACCATTCCGCAAGTAAAAAACGAGGAAAACAAATGTTTAAAACGACTATCGCTGCAGCTGCTGTTGCTGTTGCTCTTGCCCCTGCTGCTGCCCTAGCCGGACCCTACGTCAATGTCGAAGCTAACTCCGGTTGGACGGGATCTGATTATGGTGGAACTGCTACAGACCTTCACGTTGGATATGAAGGTGAACTGGGTGAGTCTGCATCCTACTACGTACAAGGAGGAGCTACTGTAGTCTCCCCTGATGGTGCTGAAAGCGACACTGTTCCTTCTGGTAAGGCAGGTCTCGGTCTTGCACTGACCGACGCACTGGGTGTATATGGTGAAGTATCCTTCGTCGGTTCAGGTGATTCTGACATCGACCGTGGTTACGGAACCAAGTTGGGTCTGAAGTACTCCTTCTGATACTGTAGACACATAAACATCTAGATGTTATACTGGGGGTGCGACGGCATCCCCTTTTTTTATATATGGATTATACCCCACCTGCACTTTGTATTAGAAGTATTGTACCTACCGAAACTGCAGGTAGAGTGCTTCTGGATATGCCATCTCTATGGAGAGATAGTGATCCTATAAACCCCGTAGAGGTTGATAAAAAAATAGTTGAGTCTATTATGAGTGAACCTTATAGTGTGCCTATGTGCCCACCAGGATGTCCCAATCCTCCTCTTATTGAGACGGAATGAAAAAATATTTTATAAACTTTATAACGAATCCAGGAACTTTGACCTCCCTTCTAATGCTGGGAACGATAGCACTGATAGGGTCACTGCATAATCATGCCCACTACACAATGAGTAAGGATGCTGATGCTTATGTGAGGCAGTGGTGTAGATCATCAGCAGAAAACAAAAAGACCTGTATCAGTTATGGTGGAGACATGGATTACTAATGAAAAAGAAAATGAAAAAGTCGGAACAAAAAATTGCAGACTGCGATAACATCTATGATATGATTGAGATGCTACAGTTTCGTATTGAGGAAATGGAAAATGAACACACGCAATTGATTCGTAAGATGGGAGAACTAAATAGTCGCGTAGACGACTTTTCTACAAATGAAAATTAATCTTTGGTACTCTAAGGGTATGAGTCAATGGAGATGGACTCTCTGTGAAGAATTTAGAAATGGTGTTACGAAAGTAGAACAACATGCCGGACAACGTGAGAAATTGCGAGATGCAATGAATGATGTTGCCAATACGGTAGAATATATATTAGAAGAAAAATTATAAATAATTGAAAACTGAAGACTTATAAAGAATTATACAATGGAAAATATAAAGATTAGGTGTCGTTCCTGTGGAAAGGAATTGGAAGGACATCCAAGTAAGACAGTTTGTTGTGGTTGTCCGAATATGGCAACCATTCGTGGTGATAAGATTTCAGCAATTGACTTTTCGAATATTGTTATGTTAAACTCTTATCAATCTAAAAATAAAAAGTCAGTTCTTTCACAAGAAGATATTTTGTGGCAGGAACAAAGAAAGCAACGTAAAGTTCGTAAAATGAATTTTGAAGTTAGGTAATATTAGGAAATCAAAATAAGTTGACAAATTCAAATTAGTAACTATTATAGCTAATATAGATTTTAATTAAAGGAAATGGACGAGCATACCTACAATAACTGGGTGAAAGTCAAAGAGACTTTTGAGTCATCTGGAAATACCAACAACTTCTTTTATCAGAGAGCATGTGCAATTGTTGGAGGATCACCAGATCCTATTGATAAAATGATGAAAAATGATACATCAACAGAATGATATAGAATCAAAAGAACAATATGTCACTCTAAAGGAGTGTCAGGAGATGATTGACGATGCTATTCGGAGACACAATAGAAATGCAGGTATTATCAGCATGTGTGTTTGGTGGGTTGTCTTATGCTTATTTGCTGAGGGCCTTCTCAGATTGATTGGAGTTATTCCTCCACTATTGCCATGGTTACAAATTAAACTATAGGAGAATTTTATGAAAGTTGGAATGATTGGTTTGGGTCGTACTGGTGAAGGTATTTCCCGTCGTATGATTGAAAAGGGAATTGAAGTTTGGGGTTATAGTAGCAGTAGTTATGAGAATGCCTGTGGTCAATATGAAGCAGGATATATTAGTGGATGTGTAACTTCACTAGAGTATCTTGTTCAGGCAGTTAAATCTGACGGTCTTAGATACACTAGTGCTGGAAAAGTTCCTGGCATCTTTCAGATTACACTTCCAGAACAAAAGGCAGAAGACACACTTGATGAGTTGCTACCTTTACTTGAAGAGGGTGATATTATTATTGATTACAGTACCAGTGACATAACAAAATGTCAGGAACTTGAGAAGTACTGCTCTAAGTTGGGTATATCTTATATCTTCTCCGGAGTATATGGAGCACCTTATGCTATCAATGCTTGTTCTAAAATTTTCCAATCTCTATCACCAGGAAATGTCATATGACTTTAGCAGATGTCTTACTCTGGGGAACGATACCCTTTCTATGTGCCACCATCTATTTCGGGCACAGAAAAGGTGAAAATATCTACTATGAAAGTGACAAATATGACGAAAATGGAACAGCGCATTAAGATGAGATATGCGTTTGCCATGTCCTCATTTGGTAGAATGTTCACACCAAATAGAATAACATGTGAGATGAGAATATTATGTGATGAGTGGTCTGAAAATATTGATGAATCTCCACCTACTAAAGACTTATATCAAGTTGATCGTTACTTTTTAGAACTATGGAAAACATGGTCATTACCTTCATAATATTTTATTGCTCATTCGGTTTATTTCTTTTTATCCTTTCAATTTTACAAGAATAATGTTACATTTTGCTAGGTTTTGTGGAACAGTATTAAACAATCCATGGGGTTGTGGATTTTTGGCATGGTGTCTTATCTTCGTTCCTATTATAGGAATGTGGGCAGTCCACAAATATAA